ATGACCAAGTTCAACGAAACCGAAGCTGGCGCCGCCTTCATCGCCTCCGGCGACAGCCGTGAGACCTCGCCCGAGATCATGCGCGCAATCGCGTTCTTCGCGCGCGACGAGAAGGAGGCGGTCGCTCTCTGGGAAGGCGACGGCTTCGGCCGCGTGGCGAACCTCTCCGACATCTGGGAGCATGCCACCGGTAATGGCCGCATTGACGACAATGACCTGATGTGGGGCGACCGGACGCTCGCCATGATCATGGCAGAAGACGCATGACCCCCGCCGAATTCCGCGAGGCCCGGCAAACGCTGGGCCTGACGCAAGCAGGCCTCGCCGCCCTCGTCGGGCGGCAGGCGCGCAACATCCGGCAGTGGGAGGCGGGAGATCGTGCGATCGATGATGCGGCCGTGCGCCTCGTGCGCGCCTATCTGGACGGCTACCGGCCGAGCGACTGGCCGGCCTGAAATAAGCAAAGCCCCCGGCGATGAGCCGGGGGCTTTCGGCGGCGATCAACCCGCCTGCCCGTGAGGGTCTTGAGGCCAGCGCAAGGGCAGGCGAAGGATGCTGCGACCTTCGCCGAAGATCTCGCGGGCACAGCCCAAGAACAGCATCCGAGAGACGCCAGGATCTCACCCCGGCCGCCGACCGTCAAGCCAGCAGCGCGTGAACCCGCATCGCGGCACCGCTGGCATAATCCTCCGCGGACCAGCCTGCCCACCCGCCGTGGTGCTCGACCGAGCAGAGGATCTGCATCTTGGCCTCCATCTCCCACGACGCGCCGGGCACATCGGCCGAGGTGAAGCGCGCGACCTGCGCCCCGTCGATCCAGAAGGTGACCGCCTCCGCACCATAGGCGAACTCGTAGCGGTGGACGCCGGCCGCGAGCGGCACGATCACCTTTTCGGACGAGACCGTGCCCCCGCCCGCCTTCGGCATGTGGATGCCCACCGCCCAGACCGGCTGGCCGTCCTTCTTGATCAGCTCGAAGTCGAACTCGCGCGCATTCGAGGCATAGGTGAAGAAGGCGCAGACGGCGCCCGGATCGACCACCTCGAGGATGGCGCCCCACTTGCCGGTCGCCTTGGCGGGCTTGTTGAGCTGGAGCACGCCGGAGCGCGGCGGCGCGCCGTCCACATGCTTCAGGAGCACCGACCCATCGCCTTCCCACTGGCAGAGGCTCGGGTCCCCCATCGTGCCCGCGCCGCCAAGCCACTGCGTCTGGATCAGCTCGTCGAGCGTCCAGTTAGCGCTGTTGCCATAGGCACGCCGGTAGTCGCCCACGCGCCGGTAGCCATCGGGCTGCGCAGGGTCGGCCAGCGCGGCGAGCGCCGTGGCCATGGCCGAGAACGCGGTCTCGAGCTTTGCCACGCGCGCGGTCAGCGGCGCGAGATCTGCCGTCTGCCCGGGCTCTGGCACCGTGGCACCCTCGAGCGCGGTCAGGCGCCCGGCAATGTCATCGAGGATCGGCTGCATATCGGGATCGATGTTGCCCATCTAGGTCTCCTGTTCAGAGGGAAATGCCCTTGGATGCGACAGCCTGTCGCGCACGTTCCTCGACCGCGGGCAGATCGGCAGAGGAGAGGCCCTCGTAGAGGGCCACATAGGCGATGGTCCCATCGAGCCCGTCGACAGGATCGGTAACGGAGGCAGTGGAGTTGAAGCGACCGCCGAAGCGCAGATCGGTCTCCACCCCGAGCGCCATCGGCGCATTGAGCGGGCCAGCCGCGACCTGAGCGCCATTCTTCCGGAGCACGGCGGCAGTGCCCACGTTCTGCGCGGCAACCAGCATCCACTGGCCCACCGCCACGGCGCCCGCCGCGGCAATGATGACGGTGCCGCCAGAGAAGCCGAGGAATTGAAGCGCCCCGTTGCTGTTGCGCAGCTGGAATACATTGCGAGCCGGCGACCCGGGCGGATAGGGCACCTCGCTGCGGGAGGCGAACATTTGATTGCCGCCGGTGGTGTCCGGGCGCACCACTGCCACCACGGTCAGATCGCCATGATCGAGGAGCGGCGAGTAGGGCACCACGGCGACCTGCTGCGGCGTGAAGGAGAGCCCCTCGGCCACCCATGCCGGCGCGGAGGTTCCCGGATCCGGCTCGTAAAGCCCGCGGCGGCCGGTCAGTCCATTCGGACCGGCATCCGCGAGGGACATGCCGGAGCCCTCGTCCAGCAGCCACTCGCCGACCAGACCGGCCAGATGGTCACCGGGCTCCTCGGGCTCCTCCACGACAGGATCAGCCTGATAGAGGGCCATCACTTCCGCGACGAGCGCATACCACCGGCCAAGGTCCACCGCGGCCTCGGCCGCCGGGAAGCTGTTCACCGACAGGTCCGGCGCGAAGTGGCGAGGCGACCATGTCACGCCCTCGGGATTCGGCACCGAGCCGAGCCCGGAGCCCGCGCCATAGCCGACAGTCTGGGACGGCCACGGATCTCGGCCGACATAGGTGCGGTAGGCGCCACACCAGTTGCCCGGGTTTTCCGGATCGAAGTTGCCGCCCTCGAGCGCCGACATGAGCCAGAACCACGCCCCGGCGTCCCCGGCGCGGAAGTGAGGCGAGGTGAACGCCCCGCCCGGCCGTGTCAGCAGCGAGCGCAGATGAGCGCCCATCGCGGAGTTGGCCGTGACCGCGGTCCAGAAGGTCTGGTCCGACCCGCCATTGTCTCGGTTGAAGGCGTGCCACTGCAGGTAGCCCGAGAGCATCCACGCATTGCCGAAAAGCCCCGGATCATCCGGCGCCGGCCACATGCGCGAGAACAGGTAGTCCCACGCGTTCGGCGCCCAGGAGGAATTCCAGTTGGGCTGGCCCACCACGCGCACCCGGTCGAAGAAGTCCGGCAGCTGCCCGAGCTCGACGGCCTCATAGGCGGCCTGCGCCAGCGTCGTGTATCCGCCCTGAATGACCACCCAGAGTTTCTGCCACGGCCCGGCGCCCGTCGATCCGAACTCCTGCGCATTCGAGATCAGCAGCTGGGCGCAGGCATGTGCCGCGGCATATCCCGCCTCGCCAGCGATCCAGTAGCCACGCGCCGGCGCGTCCACCTTGGCCCCCTGCAGGACCAGCGCCTCGAGCTCGGCCTGCGTCAGGAATTCAGCCGGGTCCTTCCCCTTGCCGAGGATCACGTCCCGATCCGCGGCATAGGCAGCAATGCAGTTGCGGAACTCCTGCGCGTTGCTGTCGGGTGCCGAGGCGGTCAGGCCGACGATGCGGAACCGGTCCTGAGTCGCCAGCCAGAGGGCGACGGCCGGAATGTCGTCCCGCTCGCCCACCGTGTCGATATCCGCGTCGACATGCACCGCCAGCCGCGCCGCGGGGTCGAACGGGCGCCAGGAGAACCCCGGCCCCCGCAGGGCGGCCACCTCGCCGCCGGCCGACTTGATCGCGATGGCCCGCGAGAGATCCAGCTTAGGCATAGAGGATCACCAATTCGCCCGGCCCCGGCACCGCGGCATCGAACGCCGCCTGATCCGCGACTACCGTGATAACCGCGGATGCGCCGTCCTGACCCGCCGGACCCTGCGGCCCGGCCGGACCCTCGTCCCCCTGCGGCCCCGCAGCACCGGGCTCACCCTGCGGCCCGGCCGGACCCGGATCGCCCATATCGCCCTTCGGCCCGCGCAAGGAGGCAATCCATTGCGCCTCTGTGCCTACGAAGCCAGCATCGAGGGCCACCTCGTAGGCGGAACGTCCTTCGGCGCCAGTCGGGCCAGGCTCGCCCTTCGGCCCCGCGGTGCCAGCAGGAAGGTCGCGCAGGACGTTCGCGCTCAGGCGCTCCGGCCCGCTCAGCTTGGCAAGCGCGGACACGACCAGCGCGCCGCTGTCAGAAAGTCGAGCCATTTCAGGCGGCCTCCACAGGTATGTCGTTGTCGTCGGTGACCTGCTCGCCGTTGTCGTCGAGGAGGTAAGGGATGGGTGCCGGCCCGGGCGACCGGACGCTGACCAGGACAGTGATCGTCTCGTCGTAGATCGTGGCCGTCTCGGGCCCGACGCGGACCTGCACGCGCCAATGCCCGTGTGAGAGAGCCCACGGCTCGAACCTGACGTTGACTTGGCCGTCCTCGATGGAGGCTTCGCCGATCACGACATCGCCCTCGAAGAGCTTCCTCGCGACCGCTTCGGCTGCCGTCCCCTCGCCGGCCGCGAGCGCTTTAGAGAAGCCGTCGCTCTCCCATGTCGTCGTCATGTCGCCCTCGTGTGCTCAGCGCGGCGCGCCAGATCTGTGATGCAAGCCGCCCAGAGGATCAGGGCGGCCCATTGGTCCCGGTCGGTCATGATCTGGACCGCCCCCAGCGGCGCGGCCGAGGGCGGGGCATGGGGGGAGCAGCCATCAGCGTCCGCTGACCTCGAGCAGCTTCGACCGGATAAGCGCATCCATCGTCTCGGCCGAGGGCGACAGGCGCTTCAGGGCATCGGGCACGGAGGCGCGGGCGTAGGCGGCGACGAACTCGGTGGCGACGTCGCGGGTCAGGCCCCGGTCCACGGCGACCCGCGCGGCGGTCATGATGGCGGAGTGCAGCGCCTCGCGGTGCCTGGCCTCGATCTGGATCCCGGTCCAGCGCTGGAAGCGCACGGCGGCAAGACCGATCAGCGCGGTGAGCACCACGCCCGCGAGATCGAGGAGGCCGGGCGTCAGCGTGGTCAGAAGGTCGCTGCCGGTCGAGGCAGCGGCAGGCAGGGCGAAGGTGGCGACGATCGCGACCGAGACCGCGAGGCGCGCCAGAGCGGCCAGCAGCGGCCAGCCGACCAGCAGGATGAAGGCCAGCGCGCAGATGGCGAACATGAGCACGAGGGGCGCCGGGGGCGCGAGGACGATGATCGGGGACACGGATTCTCTCCTTCAGAGGCGGGCGAACTGGAAGTGCATCCAGTCGCGGTTGCAGGCGCGGCCGAGGCTCGTGGCGCCGGCGGCTTCGACGATGGTCCAAAAGGGCTCGTAGGCCGGGGCGGCAAAGCTCGCCCGGTCGCGGCCCCAGCGGAGCGGGTTGCGCTCGGGGTCGAGGTCGACGGCGATGCCCCAGGCATGCATCGAGAGGGCCGAGCCGCCGCGCATGGGCCGGTGGTTGAAGCAGCCGCCGAAGAGGTTCAGCCGCAGGCTCTCGAACTGGTCGGCGCCATAGTGCGCCACGGCCTCGCGGAAGATCCGCGTGAGGGGCGCGGCCACGAGCCTGTGGCAGCGGAAGCTCGTGATGCTCATGTTGAGGTCCCAGGCGAGGCGGAACGGGATCGGCAGCTCGACGATCCCGGCCGTGCAGTCGGGCCCGCCCGCCACGCCGTAGAAGGTCGCGACCGACTCCTGCCGAGGATAGGCGCCCTGGGCATCGGCCACGGCATGGCCCGGCAGCGGCACACGGTCGACCGCCGCTTTCGCGCGGCCCGAGGCCCAGGCGGTCAGCGCTTCCCGGGTGTTCGGGCCGAGGAGCCCGTCGATCCTGCCCGGCTCGTGCCCGAGCTGCGCCAGCACTGCCTGCCCGGCAGCGATCAGGCGGCGGTCGCGCGGCCACGGCCGCCACGGCACAGCGTCGTGGCGGCCGAGGATCAAGGCCACCGCGGCCATGGTCTGCGGGCCCGCATCGCCGTCGATGGCGCCCCGGTAGAGTCCCGCGGCCGCGAGCAGCCGCTGGATTTCGCGCACATCCATGTGCGTCCTCCTAAAATGAAAAGCCCCGCACGAGGCGGGGCGGTGTCAGATCTTCATCATGGGGGCTTACTTTCGCCCCGACCGGACCATCTCGACCCAGAGCTCCTTCATCTGGTCGGTTACCTCGCCAGCGGCCTTGCGCACATCCTCGCAAGCCTCGGTGTTTGCATCGACCGCCCGCCGCAGCTTCACGATCTCGCCGCGCAGAAGCACCTTCTCCTCGATATTGGCGCGAAACTCCTTTGACAGCGCCCGGGCGTCGTCGCCGTTGATCAGCGCGCCCGCCACCTCGACCATGTCGTCTGCAGCTTCCACCCTCTGCCGCGCCTGCTTCGCCTTCCGCCCGCCGAGCAGCACGGTCAGCGCTGTCGCAATCCCCACGATGACCGTGGCGATCTCCTCAGCCCCCAGACCGAGCATTCCTCACCGGCCTTTCGAGAGGACCATGTCCTGCCGGCTCAGGTAGATATTCCGCAGCTCCATGACCATGAAGGTCCCATAGGCGATGATGCCCGTCGGAGCGCCCTGATGGGTCAGGTAAGCCGTCGCGATCCCGATGGTGAAAAGGCTCCAGAAGGACATGGCGGTCAACGACGCTGCGAGACGGATCAGCGGCGAGTGGGTGAAGCCGTGGAATGTCCCGTTGATCAGCAGCGCGAGCAGTCGGCAGATGGCGCAGGCCATGATGACGATGCACCAGCTGGTCTCGTCGCCATATTCCGCCAGCGTCGAGAAGGACGGGGTGCGCGAGAAGAGCTCATCGTCGAGATAGAGCGCATAGCCTATGCCGAGCAGCGGCACGGCCATGATCCACTCGGTGGCGCGGATCGGGAAATGGCTGCGCGTGCCCTCCCAAATTCTTCGGACGACGATCAAGGTCAGTCCTCCCTGAAGGGTTTCCAAGTGCGGCGCCAGATCCCGGCAGCGAGCATGGTCGCCCAGACCGCGAGCACGCCCACGGTCGGCCAGTAGCCCCAGCTGAGGGCGGCGGTGATGAGGGTCGCGCCGGCCGCGACATGGGCCGTGTCGGTCAGGCTGTCGCGCAGGTCGGGCCCGCGCTGGATCAGCCGCTCCCAGACGATCAGATAGATCAGCGCGACGGCTGGCGGCACGGCTTCTGGAGGGATGCTCAGACCAAGCGCCAGAAGGCCCAGCGGAAGACCGACGACTGCGGAGTGTGCGGCCTGGTTCGTCAGCCATGCATATGGCTGATGGGGCTGCGCGTCGGGCTCGAGCAGGTTCACAGTGTCACCTTCGCGGCTTCGATGAAGAGCCGATCAGTGTCCTCCGGAGAGAAGCCGAGCAGGAAGGCGAGTGTGTCCATCGTCTCCGACTCCCGGACGAGCATCGTCGCGCCGCGGAGCGCCGCCCGCATTGCCCACGGATAGGAGGCGTCCTCCGCGATGGCCATTGCCTCGGCCCACTTATCCTCGCCGACCACGATCATGGCCTGCATGACGCTGACCTCGGCCGGGATCAGGTCGCGCTGCGCATCGGCCGCCTTGGCCTCTGCCGTCCGAAGGCGGCTCAGATCGATTGGAATGGCCATGGCTCAGGCCTCCTCGGCTGCGGGTTCGGGTGCCCAGGCCGGGACGGAAATCGGCCCGTCGGTCTCGGCATGAACCGGTGCGGGGAAGAGGGTCGCGGCGTCGGCGTCCGGGCCGTGCGGCAGGATCAGCGTGAGATGCAGCACGCCCTCGATCCGCTCGATGTCGGAGGCGAGCCACTCGGAGCCGACAGCATCGCGCGGCAGGGTCGCGCCGTCCGGGATGCCGGACATGTCCAGCACCTCGCCGTTGAGGATCAGGCTGTCGCCCGCGCGGGCGAGGATCAGCGCTCCGTCCCGGCGCTGGGGGCTGAAGGTAATCTGCATGGGGTCCTCCTAGAACCATCGGCCGATGGCGGTCGCGAGTGCGCGGGCGGCATTGCCCGCGACGAAGTTGGTCTGGCCAGCGTTCCGGCGCAGGGTCAGGCGCGCGGAGACCGTGGGCGCGCCGCTGTTCATCCACATGACGGCGCCGAGCATCTCGAGCGTCGGTGCGGTGGCGCCTTGGGTGGCCGGGCCGTTGAGCAGGGCCGTCACCGCCGGGATCGAGACGAAGCTCGCCGGGAAGGTCCAGTCGCCTTGGCAGACGGCGCCGCCGGCGCCCACGAGATAGGGCAGGTCAATGGCGGCGATGGTGCAGATCTGCGTGCCGTCGGCGTATCGGGTGTAATCGCCGTTCGCGTTCGAGCCCCGCTCAATCAGGGCGCCGGTGGGCAATCCCGCAGACTGCGCAACGGTGCCGATGACGTTGCGCTGGTCGTAGGTCAGGAACCAGCCCCCCCAGGTGGTGTCCTTGTAACGGCACCAGCGCCCGGTATCGGATGCCGTCTGGGGATAGGCGATCTGGATGGCGCGGCTGGCTCCATGCTGGATGTGCTGCAGGGTGCCGATCGTCATGCCGGCGGGACGGTTCAGCGTGTTCCCTGCGACCTGATAGAAGCCGGTGACGGAGATCTGGTCCGCATCGTTGCCCGGGATCGGGCGCGCGGTGCCGCCGAGGCCATAGTCTCCGACCTTGAGGAGGCGGCCGGGCGTGGTGTCTTGATCGGTCTGGGTCACGGCCGTGCCGGAGAGGAGCCCCTGCAGCTGCATGCCCGACGGCGTGAACCGCGCCCGTTCCGTCCCCTGACAGGTGACGCCGATCTCGTTCTCGGCCGCGAGGAAGAAGCCGGTGTTCGAACCCACCTCGCCGTTGAAGGTGAGGCCCGGGAAGGCCTGCGTCCCGTCCGGAACGCTGAAGGGAACCAGCGCCGCCGCGCGGCCGGAGCCGACGCGGAACCGCTCTTCCCCGCCGGCCGCGATCCCGAGGAGGTCCGCCGCCGCCCGGAAGATCCCGGTGTCGAGATCGCCCGCGAAGGTGAGGCTCGGGGTTGCAGCCGCCCCGACGGGCACCACGGCCGGGAGGGTGGACTGGAAGTAGGAGGTGGAGAAGAAGCCGCGCGTGGCGCCGCCGGTGATGAAGTGGAGGACGTCCGCCCCGTCGCTCCGGATCCCGGTGTTCGGATCGGTCTCGAACGAGATCCCCGGCGCCGCGGCCGTCCCGAGCGGCGCCCGGAGCGGCACGGTCGAGGTGAGCGCGAGGGCGGAGACCGTGAGCCGGAGGATGCCGCCGGCCGTCACGCCCACCGTGTTGCTGCCCGACCGGAAGAGCCCGGTGTCGGGATCGTCGCGCCAGAAGAGGCCCGGCGCTGCGGCGGTGCCGTCGCCGAAGCCCGCGCCGGTGAGATATGGCAGAAGCGCGTTCAGCTCGGCCACGAAGGCCGGGAACCAGCCCAGGAAGGCATCGGCATCGTCGTTGAAGGTGCCGGGGTTGCCGCTGTTGGGCGGCGTCGGCGGGGGAGAGAAGAAGTCCATGGGATGTCCCTTGCTTCAGGCGAGGCTCTCGACCTCGGCGCGGCCGTCGCAGATGAAATGGCCGAGTGTCAGGTCGTAATCGCGGAGGATGCCGGCGACGGTGGTGCCCCAGACGTCGACCCCCTCGCCGGCGTAGAAGACGGCGAGCCGGTTCGAGACCCGCTCCATGATCGACTGGACGCGCGCCGCGCCCTCGAGCGGGACCTGGAAGGCCAGCGAGACGGTGCGGGTGACGGGGCGCGGCACGATATAGAGCCCGCCCCATTCGTCGCGCTGCTTCACGGAATAGTCGACGAGGCCGAGGCCGGTGCCGGCCACGGTGGTGCCGACCGGCGTGTCGCGGCCCATGACGATCTCGCCCACGCGGGTGACGGCGCCCCCCGTTACCGTGATATCGAGCGTGGCCCCCGCCGGCAGCGGGGCCGCGACGATCACGTTCGGGGTGAAGGCGAACTCGGTGAAGACATATTCCCAGAAGGTGCCCACCGGGTCGCGGGCCACGAGATCGACCGTCTGGTCATGAATCGTCACGGCTGCGGGGGTGGTGACCTTCACCCGGACGGAAGCCGCATCGAGGTTGAAGAAGGCGATGCGGTTCAGCGTGCGCGGCAGCCGGATCGAATAGGTGATCGTGGCGCCGCCGACCGTCTGGCCGCCGATCCGCTCGTCGAAGGCGCGCCAGCGGTTGGTGGCCCCGATCCGGAGCCACCAGGTGCCGAGCGCATCCGCCGCCGGATCGTGACCCGTGTTGCCGTCGGCCACGCTCTCCCAGACGCCGTGATGGGCCACCACGCGGGCGCCGCGGGCGTAGGTCACGCCGGCACCCCAGGCGGGATGGTCGTCCTCGGGGATGTTGCTCGCGAGGAGCGCCGCCGGCGTGACTGGGGTCGGCAGGATGATCCGCATCAGACGGCCTCCGTCGGGTCGATCCGCACGCCCACCGTTCCGATCCGGCGCAGGTCCTTCGCGGTGGCGGTGGAGGCCTCGGCGCCCTTGCGGGCCCAGACCTTCATCTCGGCGAGCTCGCGCGCGATCTGGGCATTCTCGGCCCGCAGCGCCACGAGTTCGGCCTGCAGATCGCGCACGGCCCCGGCAACTTCGGAGGCGCCCATGGCGGCGCCGCCGAGGATGTCCGCGGTCTGGCCGGCGCTGTGGATGCGGCTCGGGCCGGTGGCCTCCAGCTCGGGCCCGAGCTCGCCCACGAGGCGCAGGCCGCCGCCATGCAGCCCGCCCGTGGCGAAGCCGGGGACGTCGAGGCCGATGGCGGACCAGTCGAACACATCCGGCTTGAACGGGCGGTTGCCCGCAAGGATTTCGCGCCTGCCGTGGTTGCGGTAGTGGATCTTGGGATCATACCCATATTCGTCCGCCGCCACGTCCGGGTAGAGGCGCAGATAATCCGCCTCGTCGAGGGGGATATTGCCCTTGCGGGCGACATAGACGCTCCGCAGATAGTCGGTCAGCGATCCCGGCAGCCGCTTGATGCTCTCGATCCCGTCGAGCGTGGAGAAGCCCTCGATCGCCCGCATGACCTGCCCGATGGTCTTGCCGTCGGTCGAGATCCCGGCCTTGGCGGCCATCGCCATGATCTGCTTGTCGGTGGCGAGGATGTCCCCGGCCGCGTTCGTCGTGAGGCCCCCGGCGAAGGCCGACAGCGCCGCACCGCGCTCGCGCTGCCCGGCCGCGCGCTCCTGGGCGAGGATTGCGTCCCTCAGATCGTCGAGCGCGGTGCGCAGGGCGCCCATGGGAGCGGTGAGCGTGGTGCGGGTCGTGGTCTCGAACCAGGTCGAGAAGCCGGTCGAGGGATCGAAGGCGAAGCTCCCGCCGAGGGTGATCTTGCCGCCCTTGGCGCCGAGGGCCTTCAGGAGTTCCGCCATGCCGAGGTCGGAGGCGGGCCGGTCCATCACCAGCGCGAGCCGGCGCACCGACTGCGCCACGCGGACGGCGGCGATGGCGCGCAGATCGTCCGGCAGCGCGTCGGTCTTCGCCAGATAGGTGATGCGCGCGAGGTGGTCGGAGGAGGCTTTCGCCGCGATCCAGACCAGATCCGGGGAGAGATCCATCCGCCGCAGCACCATGTCGAGCGAGACCTCGACGCCGCTCGTCGCATTCTTCAGGATGCGGCGCAGATCGGCCGGGATGTCCGCCGTCGCCAGCAGCCCCACGGTCACATCGATCCGCTCGCGAAGCGCGGCGTAGGAGATCTCCTTCGCCGCCGCGATGGCGCCTTCGAGGCTCCCCAGCTGCGCGTTCAACGCCGTGATCTGCTCGGGCTTCAGCGCCTCGCCACCGGTCAGATAATCCCGCACCTCGGTCAGGAGATCGACCTGCTCCTGATAGAGGCTGGCCAGCACATCCTCCTTCGCGCCCTCGAGGCCGGTCACGCCCTGCAGGAGCTGGAGGTCCGAGAGCACCCGCGCCTGCGCGCGCGCCACATCCACCGCCGACCGGGCCTGCCCGCGCACGGCGTCGATATAGGCCGAGGCCGCGCCGGAGACGGCCTTGGCCGCGTCCTGATCGCCTGCCATCGCGCTCGCCAGCATCGTCTGGTAGCGCGCCTGCGACTGGGCCGCGGCCACCGCGGGCGAGATCAGCTCGGACGCGGCCGAGCGCAGGTCGCCGATATAGTCGCGCAGAGACAGCGTGACCTGATACCAGCCCTTCGCCGCCGCGGCCGCAGCACTCTGGGCCTTCCCGGCCTCAGCTATCATGCCGTCGAGATCGGTGGAGATGGTGCCCACCAGACCCGCCAGCTCGGCCGAGAGGCCGGCGACGCTCGGCAGGATCTGATCCATGACGCCCGCCATGCCCACGAGGGCCGCGTAAAGCTCGCGGCCCCGCTCCGTGGTGAGATCCTGCGCCTCGACCAGCCGGCGATATTCGGCCCGGGTCTTGGGAAGGGCCACGCCCATCTTGGCCAGGGCCTCGGTCGCCTGCCGCGTCGCGGTCTCCATCCGCTCGGCCTCGCTGTAAAAGGCTTGGTAATAGCCGCTGGTGGCGGAGACGAGCCCGTCGAGCCCGCCGAAGAGCGCGGCCAGATCCGAGGCCATGCCGGCCGTCACCATGTCCACGGCACGGAAGCTGTGCCCCAGCGTGTCCATGACGCCGTTGACCCCGGTCATGGCCGCGCTCAGCCGCTGCAGGGCCTCGACGAAGCTCTCGCCCTCCTTCACCAGAGCGGCGAGCTCGGGGCGGGTCGACACGAGCGTGTTGTCCGCGATCAGGTCGGCCAAATCGCCCTGCATCTTTCGGCCGAAGAAGGCGGAGAGAATCTTGGCGCCGATGGATCCCTTGAGGCCGCTCACCACCGCATCGGAGGTGCCCTCCGCGATCCGCTTCTCGAGGTCCTTGATCGCCTGGTCGTTCTTGCCGACATAGCCGAAGGCGCGGGCGGCGAAGCTGTCGCCGAGCTCCGCGAGTTTCTCCTGCAGCTTGGTCCCGATCTCCTCGTCCGACAGGCCCTTGGTCGAGAACCTGACCGAGGCCGCAAAGCCCTTGAAGGCCTCGGCCCCGATGCCGAGCGTGTCCGCGACATCCAGGACAGATCTCTGCATCTGGCTCACGGCCTCGACGATGGGGCCCGCCACTTCGCCGTCGGCAAGGCCATAGCTCGTGCTCCGCGACTTCGACAGCCCGCCGAACCGGGACTTCTCCACCTTCTTGTAGGTTTCGACCATGGCATTCAGTTCGCGCACGGTGACGCGGAGACCGGCATCGAGGAGCTTCGTCTTTGTGCCGAAGAAGGAGACGGCCGCCGCCACGGCGGCGATGGGGCCGAGGATCGCGCCCGCTGCCTGCGCCAGTCCCACGAGGCTTCCGGACGCCATGCTGAGCGACTGGCCGATATAGGCAAAGCCCCCGGAGAGGCCGCCCGAGAAGAAGTTGCCGAGCGAGCCCAGAGCCCCGCTGCCGAAGGCGCTGAAGGCATTGCCGATGCCGCCAAGGAACCCGCCACCGCCGCCGCCGCCGAAGAGGCTCCCCAGCATCCCGAGGCCCCCACCGCCCATGCCCGGCACGCCCGCCGCCGCCGCGGTGCCGGCGAGGCCGCCGCCGCCGAGCCCCATCCCGATGACGATCCGGTTGCGCGCCGCCGTGGCGATCATCTCGGCCAGCATGCTCTTGAAGCTGCCGAGCACGTTGCTCACGAAGCCCTTGAAGTCCCGGAACCCACCGGCGACGAAGTCGCCCCAGGCCGTGGCCACGTCATTGATGAGCGGGATGCCGTCGCCGAGATCCTTGTTCAATTCGCCAATGGCGCGCTGATACTCATCAGCCGAGAGCAGTCCTTTCTTCAGCAGTTCTCCGAGCTTCGCGATCTCCTCGCGGTATTTCTGAACCGGCGTCTTCAGCCGCTCCTTCCACTCCTTTGCGGCATTGACCAGATCGGAGAGCTTTTTCTTGGCTCCGCCCGCGGCGCTCCCAAGATCACCGGCGCCCCCGGCAGCGTCACGCGTGGAGTCAGAGAGGTCGCCCATTTCGGAGTTCGCCTCGTCCACAACGCCGTTAAGGGCATCGAGGGACGCGAGGGGCGCCATTGCAGCGCCCAAGATAGCCTGAGCGTGCTCACGGCCCTGCGCAGCAGCCCCCGCATAATTGTCGGCCAGCTCCCCCATGGCTTTGGATGCGGCAACGGCAGCAGATGCCGAATTATCAAGGTTGGAGGCAATCTCATTGGCTCCAATGGTCCGCATGGATCCAGCCATCCAGCTCAGGAAATCTGCCCAATTGGTTCGGAGTACATTGAGCATCCTGAGCCACGACGCAGTCGCGCTGTCGGAGACAGATTGAACCGCCAGAGGGATGACGTTGGCGGCCAGTGCGATACGCTTCCACACCTCCACAGCCACATCCTTCAGTGCCTTGAACGCATTGCCCACACCGCCGAGCTTCCGCGTCAGCTCGAGAAGCTGATAGGCGAGCTCCCCTACGGCCACCACGGCGATGCCGAGGCCGGTGCGGATCAGGGCCGCGCGGGTGGCGACGAGGCCAGCGACGAAGGCCCAGGCCGCGCGCGTGGCGGCGATGAGGGCCGGTGTCATGGAAACGGCGAGCGCCGCCGCAGCCGTCGCGGTATAGACCGCCAGTCGATCGATGTTGTCGGCCACCGCTCCCGCGACCGCCCCGATCCCGTCGATCACGCCGCGCAGCAGCCCGCCCTCGCGCATGGAATCGGTGAACGCGACAGCCATGGCCTCGACCGCAGGGGCGAGCTCGGCGGCGATCCGGTCGCGGGCGGCCGAGACCGCCGTGGCCATCTGCCCGAGCGCGAGGTGCGCATCGCGCAACGAGGCCACTGCCTCATCGCTGAGGATCGCGCCGAGGTCGGCCGCCTGGTCCCCGAGCCGCTCCATCTCCGCGCCATTGTTGCGCAGGAGCGGGAGCAACAGTGTGGCGTCGTTCGCGATGGCCTCCATGTAGAAGGTCATCTGCGCCTGCGAGACGCCCGCCTTCTCGAGGCTCGAGACATAGAGCTGCAGCGCCTGTGGCCCGGATAGGTTGCGGAACTCCTTCGCCGTGACGCCCACCTTCGGCGCGATCTTCTCGAAGAAGTCCTTCATCTCGCCGCCGCCGGTCGAGAGGAAGTCGCCGACCTTGTCGTTCACGTCCTTCAGGATGTCGGCAAGCTTCTCCTGCTCGATGCCCACGCTCTTCGACGCGGCCGACCAGCGCTGCAGCGTCTGGGGCGTGGTGTTGGCGACCTGCGCCAGACGCGAGATCTCGTTCGCGGCGCGGGCGGTCGGCACGACGATGCCCGTCATGGCGGCGCCGACCGTGGCGCCAATGGCCGACAGCGCGCCGAACGCCTTCGCCGCCGCCCCGAGCGACGATTGCGCGTTCTTCAGGCCCTGCTGAAACTGCGCGCTGTCCAGGCCCAGGTTGACCCTGAGTGCGCCGATTACCGCTCCTGACATGAGACCTCGACCATGGCTATATGAGCCGGAGCCGATTTCCGGCTCGGGCTGATGGAGTGCAAATGAATAAGCTCTTGCTCACGGCTGCTCTAATTGCCGCTGGAACCGCGCTATCGGCTGAAACGAAGGCCGGCATCTCGGCTGCCACCGCCGCAATTGATGGACTTGAGATCGTCGCCTCCGGCGAAATCATGACTGCCGGAATGCACGATCGGTTTCCGATGTTTCGGGAAGACGATGGCGGCTTCTACAAGATCGAGCTGGCGCTGGACAGAAAGTCGCTCGCAGCCACCAAAGGCTGCGACGGCATCTTGACGAATTGCCACGCCGACATCTCCGCGGAAATCCGGGTGGATGGCGGCGACATCAAGCTGATTATCTTCGATGTCCGGAACCTGCACTCAGTGCCATCCCAATGAGCAACCCGCGCACCCGCTCGTGATCCGCATCCCAGCCGGCCTCCGCCTTCCGAGGCGGCGGCGCGCTTGCCTCTGCCGGCGGCTTGTAGTCCGGCATCTTGCCCGGCTGGTGGAAGGCGAAGGCCACGAGGGTTGCGAGCTCGTGCTGCAGCACGCGCCTGTCCTCGATCTCGCGCCGGCGCCGCTTGTAGTCGCCCTCCAGGATCGAGACCAGCTCGCGCGGAGTGAGCCGCCAGAACAGCTCGTATTCCTGCCCGGCGGCGAGCCACCGGGCGAGGAGGTCTTCGATCAGGCCGCGGCCGGCTTCGCCTTGGGCTTGGCCGGCGCCGGGGCGTTTCCCCCCGCGTCCCCGGCCTCCGCCTCGGCCTTGGCCGCCTCGGGGAAGGCGGCGCGGATCGCATCGCCGAGAAGCCGCGAGGCCTCGGCCAGCCCGATCTCGTCGATCAGATCGCCGGCCGCATCCTCGCTCAGACCCTCGTGGCCCATGCCGGCCCAGATCAGCCGCCGGAGCCGCAGCATGTCGCCATGCGACGCCTCGCCCTGCATGGCCACGATGGCATCCACGAGGGTTTCCCCGGCCCGCTCCTGATAGCGCACCTGGGCATTGGTGGTCAGGCGGATGAAGCGCTCGCGCCCCTCCGCCTCGAAGGCAACCGCACCGCGCATCAGGTTCATGCCGCCGTCCCCGCAGTCCAGGTCGGGGCACCGGTGCCGCGGATGTTGAGGTTGATGCCGACCGGGGTTCCGAGGTCGCCCGCCTCGATCTGGGGCACCGGGAAGCCGCGGAACTGGAACACGTCGCCCGTGGCCTGATCGGGCGCCGCCTTCATCGTCACGCGATAGTGGATGGGGTTCGGGGCCTCCTGATCGGCGATCATGGCGGCGTAGCCGGCCGAAGTGTAGCCCATCGGGATGGTGATCTGGCCGATGTCCTTCAGCCCCTTGATATAATCGCGGTAGCCGCCCTCGCTGTCGAGCGAGGTCACATCCTGATAGTCCTGCTCGACGACAGGCACGGCGATGCCCTTGGCTTCCGGGATCACGGTCCAGCCGGTGGTCCCATCGGTGGAGCGCTCCACCTTGGCCCCATAGGCGATGATCTGTTTCGAGGCCATGTGGCCCTCCTATGCTGAGTAGATGGTGAGAAAGTCGAGCGAGACCCGATAGGGCCGCCCGGTGTCGTCGCCGGGCTCGCGGAGGTCGCGCGCGCCGTCGAGGAAGACACCCTGGAACCCGCCGCCGCTGTGGCCGTGGAGCACGGCGCGCACGGCGCGGGAAAGCTGCTTCGCTGCGCCGTAGCTCTCGGCGTAGCAGTCGATCTGGACGCGGGCCTGCTGCACCCCGTCAGGCCCGCTGACAGTCAGCCCCTCGCGGTCGCTGATGGTGTTGAGCACGAGCGCGGGGAGCGGGTCGCCCTGCGGGTGCGAGCCGAAGTTGACTCGCTTACCGGCAAGCGCCGTCACCCCGCTGGAGGCCAGCAGGAGCGCGCGGAGTGCTTCTTCCATCGCGTCAGCCCCCTGCGGCTTTCGCTGCGGCCCGGGCCGCGCGCTTCTCGGCGCGGACGATGGCCTTCCGGATTTCGGCCCAGATCTCGACCTTGAGCCGCCCGAGCAGGGCCTCTCGATCCTGATCCCATGCGGGCCGCATGTAGGGCTGGGGCGACTGCTTGACGGAGCCGAACTCCTGCACCACCGCCTTGATGGCCGCTTGCTTCGACTTCGCCTTGGCGGGGCCCATGTAGAGCTCGACCGCGCTCAGGTTGCCCGCGTCGGTTGCCGCCCGGCGCGCATCGCGCAGGGCAGCCCGGGCCTCTCCCTTAGAGCCGCCAGCGCGCATCACGGCTCCGAACTCCGCCTTCCCGATCTCGGCGCCACCGCCCACGGCCTTGGCCGCCACGGTGATGCTGTTCGCCAGCTCCTCTGTGTCTTTCGGGGCGAGGCCGCGGGCAATCTCCGCCATCGGCTGCAGGGACTTCACGCCTGCACGGCGCAGGGCGCCCCGAGCCGCCCCCTTGCTCAGGCGCGCAAGCTGTGCCTCGAGCTCCTTCAGCCCCTCGACCTTGACCCGCATCAGTCGATCCTCGCCGCTGCCGTGATCTCGATCCACTGCCGCCGGGTCTCCGGCGGCTCCTTGATACCGGTGATGTCGAACTCCCGACCGTCGCAGAGGAGACGATCCTTCGGCGTGATGGCGGCCGCGAAGGCCGACCACCGAACCGTGAAGCGGGTCGTGACGCCGGCCGCGACCTCGGCCGCGCGCCAGCGCTCGCCGTCGCTGAGATCCGCGCGGGCGGCCCAGACCGGCGATCCGTGATCGGACCACGTCTCAACCTCGGCGAAGCCATCGTCCACCGGGGCAGCCCGGCGGAACTGGATCCTGCGGTCGAGCTTCTCGGCCTTCATGGCCGCTCCTCCGGCAGATCCCGCCACGCGCGATAGGGCTCCATCAGGCTCCGCACCGGCCCTGGCAGGTCCGGGGCGGCTTGCGTCCACTCGCCGTCATAGATCATGCCGACCAGCAGCATCACCGCGACGTGGAAGGCGCGCGGCGCAACAATGGCAAGCGGATCATGGTCGGGGTCACCCGGCGCCGGGATCAGCGCGGCGTCGGCGTAGACGGGGCGATCCAGGAATGCCGTCAGCCGCTCCTCCACCGCCTCGGCATAGAGAACGATCAGGCCATTCTGGATCTCGGCACTGGCCCGAAGATGCTCCTTCAGAATGGCCAGATCGGTGATCATTCGGAGCCGCCCCCCTCACCGCCGGCCGCCTTCGCGGCATCGGCTTGGCGCTGCTGCTCGGCCTTCGCCTCCTGCTCCGCCCGCTCACGAGCAGCTGCCGCGTCCTTCTCGGCCGCGGCTTTCGCCTCCTTCTCGGCCTCCTTCCGCGCGGCCTCAGCCTCCTTCTCCGCCTTCCTTCGGGCGGCTTCTGCCTCGCGCTCGGCCTCCTTCTCGGCCTTCTGGCGCGCGGCCTCGGCCTCACGCGCCGCTGCGGTCTCGGCATCGAGCCGGGCCTTGATGCCGGCGGCGCGTTTCTTCGCGACATCGGACAAGCCCTCCACGAAGTTGCCGCCCTTCACGAGGCGGGCGCCGAGGTCGTCATCCACCTCGATCGGCACATGCGCACGCGCACGCCCGTAATCGCCGACCTGCATGCGCAGCGGCGTGACCGTCATCTTCGACATGGTCTCTCTCCTAGGGGATCGGAACTGAGAGGCGGGCCCGAAGGCCCGCCCCGGTCACCTGCGCCGCGATCAGGCGACGCGGCCGAAGTCGCCGTAGATCAGCGCGGCCGCCCGCTTGATGGCCAGCGCCAGCCGCTTCTCGGCCCGCACGGTCAGCATGTTCTTCACGAAGTTGTCCCGATCCTCGGACGAGATCAGCACCTCGGTGTCCATGCGGTCGTAGATCGTGGCGGCCGCGCGGAAGGCGCCCACGAGGAACTTGTCCTCGTCGATCTCGGTCGTCGGCACGACCGGGCGGCCCCAGAGCACGGGACCGGCCAGCTGCAGCGGGTTCGCGAAGATGTAGCGGTTCTCGGAATCCTTGGACGTCTCGATCAGCGCCCAGTCGATCTCGTTGAGCACCATCCCGTCCGCCGGATAGAGAGCGAGGCTCGCCTCCAGCAGCGCGAAGCGCAGCTTGTCGATCGCCGTGGCACCGGCAGGCTCATAGACGCCGGAATAGGCGCTGGCGTTGGTGATCAGGCCCGACAGGTGCTGACCCTCGCCGTCGCCCGAGAGGATCTCCGCCTCCTCGGTCAGGTCGAGACCGTAGCGAAGCTCGCCGTCGATCTCGCCCTGCAGCTGGTCGGCATCTTCCAGCGCCTGCCGCGAGACCGGGATCCAGTGCGCGATGGTGCGGACCGGAGCGTCAGCGGCTTCATACTCCAGCCCGCTCTCCGGCTTCAGCGCGCCTTCCGCCACGACGCCGGCGGCATTGGTGCGGGCCTTCATGCGGGCATACTGCACGAGGTTCGAGGTGGTGGTGGACCGGCTCAGAAGATCGCGGACGAACACCTGCCGGCGCGGGAGACCCACGATCTCGGTCTCGCGCTGGGGCGCGATCAGCGGGCCGGCCGAGGCCGAACCCGAGGTGATCGCATTCTGCACGATGAGAGTGATGATGCCCTTGCCGTTGAAGGCCTTGACCTGGGCGTCCATCGAGATCGCCTGCCCGAGGGTCTGGCGCGCGGTGCCCCCGCCCCGGCGACCGGACATGCGCTGCTCGATGTCGAGGTTGCGCGCGTCCATGTCCTCCAGCCGCTGCTGCAGCTTGGCGACCGAATCCTGCAGGGCGTTCTGCGCGGTCAGCAGGCTGTCGGCCTTGACCTTGGTCTCGTCCGAGAGCTTGCCCGCGTTCTTCGCCTCCTGGAAGGCGGTGTCGGCCGTCTTGCGGACGTCATTGCCGATGCGGTCGAGCTCCTGCTTGACCTCCTTCAGCAGGGCTTCGAGGTTGCCCGCGCCACCCTCTGCCCGGGGGGCACAGAGCACGGCATGGGGCTGGGTCGCCGCGAGGAGCGCGGACGCCACCAGCGGCATGTTCAGATGTTTCATGGTGATCTCCGATCAGATGGTTTTCGCGAAGTTCAGGAGGTTCCGCACCTCCGCAGCGACCGCAGCGTCATGCATGCTGGCAGGAGCAGCGCCCGGCTTGCTCCCCTTCAGGGCGGCGAGCAGCTCGCGCGCCTCAGAGCGTGAGACCCCCGCCTTGCTGGCGAGGACGTCGAATTTCCTTTCGGCGCGGGCGGAGGCCCGCCCTTCGTCGGCATCGGACAGGTCCAGCTCGTCCGCCGACAGCAGCCCGTCCGCGAAGCCCTGCTCCACCGCCTGGCCGCCCGAGATCCACGTTTCCCGGTCGAGCATGGCCGCGATCTTCTTTGCGTCGATCCCGCTGCGCGCCGCATAGATGTCGGCCGAGACGGCATCGAAGGGCTCGAGCCACTGCGCCACCTCTGTCAGCGCATGTCGGTCACCGGCCGCGAGCACCCAGGTGTTGTGGATCATCAGGAAGCCCGCCCGGGCGATGCGGATCTCGTCGCCCGCCATGGCGATGACGCTGGCGGCCGAGGCGGCGACACCGAGCACCCGGACCGTCACCTTCGCGGGATGCTCGCGCAGCGCGTTGTAGATCGCGAGGCCCTCGAAAAAGTCCCCGCCCGGGCTGTTGATGTTGACCACCACATCCCGGTCGCCGATTGCGCGTAGCGCCCCGCTGATCCGCTTGGCCGTGACACCGTCGCCCCAGAAGTCCTGCCCGATCACCTCGAGGATCGAGATGCTGGCATCGCCCTCTTCGGCGGCCGATCGAACATCGGGGTTCCAGCGCTGCAGCGCCTTCACGTTCACATCGCTCCGGATGCCGGGCTTGGCCGAGACTTCGGCCTTCGGCAGGTCGCGCATGCTCATGCCTGATTCTCCTTCTGGCCGAGATCGGATAGCGGCGCCATCGCGGTCTGAGCCGTCAGCTCGTCGCCGCCGTCGCGCCGGGAAAGGTTCAGTTTCTCGCGGGCCTCGTTGCGGGACATGATCCCGTTGGAGACGAGCTTGGTCAGGAACTCGGACTTGGCCTTGCTGTCCATCTGGAGGATGCCCTCGCGGTTGAACTCGGCGTAGCGCGAGAGCCGCTCACCCCGGGGCATCAGATCCTTCTGGATCCGCTTCTCGATGCGCCGCAGCACCGGGTTCAGCCCGAGCTCCATCCAGGCGATCAGGATCTGCTCGACGCCCGAGCCCCACATCGTCTGGCCCTCGCCCGCGTGGCCGATCACGATCGGCGGCACCCCGAACCAGCGGCAGATGTCCTCGACCTGAAAGCGCCGGGTCTCCAGCATCTGGGCATCCTCGGGGTTCAGCGTCAGCGCCTCGAAGCTCATGCCGGCTTCGAGCACCATCACCTTCCAGGCGTTGTCCGAGCTGCGGTAGGCCTCCAGCATCGTCCGCATCTGCTGACGCTGCTCCGCGGTCAGCGTCTGCCCTGCCTTCAGCACGCCCGAGATCTGCATCCCGTTCGAGAAGAGCTTGCCTGCGCTCTCATCGGCCGCCAGCGCCGTGCCCATGGTCTGGACGCCGAAGTTGATGGCCGACAGCCCCATGTCCCCGCCGAAGCCGAAGCCCTTCACATGGAAGACCTTGTCGCGGGGCAGCACCTCGCTCTTCCCCCGGTCGAGGATCTGGTAGAAGAGCTCGCCGTCGCTGTTGCGGATCGGGCGGGTCATGTTGGCCGGCAGCGGCTGCAGCGACGACAGCCGCCCGCCGATGTCGGTCCGCTCGGAATAGCAGTTGCCGTTGACCATCAGCCACGCCACCTGCCCCTCCCAGTGCTCGAGCGCGGTCTGATCGAGGTTCGGCGAGACCGAGAGGACCTCGGACAAGCGGTCATCCACCGAACTGCGGGAGCCGTCGCCTTCCTTGCGGTAGACGGCGAGCGGCAGGGCCGAGATGGCCATGGCGGTCTGACGGACGCAGGCCCAGACGGCCGAAAGCTGCATGGCCTTGTCGAGGGTGACCGGCTTGCCGGCCGCGGATGTCCGGCCGAAGAGCCGCGACCATGCCGAGCCGTCCGACAGCGAGAGACGCCGTTCCTTCTCGATATCGTAGGCGGCGCTCCGGACCTGCGCCGGCAGGCGCGCGGCGAGGCGGGTGATGAGGGACATCAGATCACCATCACCGGATCAGACAGGAAGTCGTCGAGACTCGCCGGGGCCTGAGGATTGGTGTCCATCAGCACCGCCCCCGTGAAGAGGGCGATCAGGGGATCGATCTTAGCCACACCTGCAGCCTCCTTCGTGATGTAGACATTGTTCCCGCGCTGCTCGGCCTTCGCGTTGCCGACGCACCACGTCATCATCGGCTGGCCGGCATGCCGGATCCGGCCGTCGAGCAGCCGCCGCTCCAGTCCCTTCACCGCGCCGTTCAGCTTGTAGCCCTGCCCGATGGGCGCGATCCGCGTGGACGGATCGAAGCCCTCGGCCTCCAGCGCATCGACGAGAGCCGCCACGCCGTAGGGATCGAGGCCGATGCAGACGCCGTCCGGAAGCCTGCCCGCGTCCCGCGCCTCGCAGATGATCGCGACCGCCTCTTCGACATGCTCGGCCGCGCCGTCGGTGATCCGAAGATCTCCGGCCCTCGCCAACTCCTCGAGCCGCGGCGCGATCTCCTTGCGGTTCTTCAGCACGTCGCTGACGCACCACGCCCAGCTGCGGGTCAGCCAGATCTTGGTCTCGCGATGTCGGCCGATGGCCGTGAGGCCGAAGAGATCGTCCGCGCCGCCGACATCGCCGCCGAAGATGACAACCTCGCACTGATCGAGCAGCTGCGCATAGGTCAGCCCCGGCTCTGCATTCTTCAGCCAGTAGTCCGCCCCGACCCATCGGTCGGAATGCAGGCCGATGCCCATCTCCACGTTGAGATGCTGCGAGGCGAAGAGCGCGAGCTTGTCGTCCCCGCCCTCCTGTGCCTCCACGAACTTCTCGCGCAGGAAGTCGATCGAGACCGACCGCTCCAGGTTCGGGTTCACCAGCCCCCAGGTGCTGTCGTCCATCCATGCCTTGGCGGCCTGCATCTTTGCCGGCAGCTCGTAGAGCACCGGCAGGATCGGCAGGCTCACCTTGCCATCGCGCACGTCGCGGGCCAGCTTCAGCCGCCGCTTGAACTCGCCATGCGGCTGGACCTTCGACTGGGTCGTGATCTCCAGCAGAAAGCCCTCCGGCCGGGCGGCGAGCCCGCCCTCCAGCTCAAGGTAGATCGCATCCGCCTTCGACTTGTGGCCGAGCACATGGGTCTCATCCACGAGGATGTAGGCCGCCTTCGAGCCGGTGATGACATCGCCATCGGCCGAGAGGATGCGGATCACCGCGCCCGTGTTCATGTGCACGATCGTCTTGGAGTGATCCTTGACGTCGAAGATGCCGCCCTTTTCCTTGTCGAGCCGCGGGTCGAGCCGGATGATCCCGGCCGCCTGGCGGAAGGCGATGTCCGCGATCTTCTGCGTCTCGGCGATCAGGATCGCCTCCGCCAGCGGGCGCTCGTTGAGGATCACCGCCGTCACGATGATCGCGGCCGCGATCGATGACTTCCCGTTCTTCTTCGGGATCATCACGAAGAACTGCCGGATCATCCGGCGGCGGGTCTCCGGGTCGTAGGCGCCGAAGATGGCCCTCACGAGATCGAAGATCCATTCCTCGCAGACCTCGCCCAGCGTCGGCGTCCCGATCATGTCCGGGACGCGCAGGCTCTTGAAGATCCGCAGCGCCTTGTCCGCGACCGGCCGGAAGAGCGGCAGGTCGGGGATCAGCGAACGGCCTGCCGCGAGCCGCTCCGCCCAGTCCGGGCAGGCGGTCGACCAGTCGTTGGCGTGGATCATGTCAGTGCGTCCGGTAGACGCCCGGCGTCAGGTCCGGGTCCGAGATCGCCGCCTCGGCCGCGGCGCGGCGCGCGGCCTCCTTCTTGCCGATCGGCTCACCGGCCGCGTCGGCCGGCTGATCCTTCAGGGCCTGCTCGGCCGCCAGGCGATCCCGCTTCTCCATGATCTTCCCGAGTTCCTTGAGCGCGCCGACATTGCCCTTGTTGGCCTCATCCGCGAGAACCTTTGCCCGCCACAGCTCGAACCGGGTCCGCTGCATCGACGCGGCGCGCAGCTCGGAAAAATAATACTTCCGCAAGGTGGGCAGGGAGATGTGCAGCCCCTGCGCGATCTCCTCGGCCTTGTAGCCGAGCGCCAGGCCCATGATCACCTTGTCGGCGTTCGATTTGGACCACTGGTGGGACGGCCGTCCACGGCGCCCCGAGGGCAGCGTGACGCAGTCGCCGAAAAGGTCGATTGTCGTTTTTCCGCTGTCCAAGAAAAAAATCTCCGCGTGAGGGGAGCGCGGGTCTTCCTTCCGTCACTCCCCGGACTTTGCACCCACCCCCCGGGTGGGGGGCGCGATGACGATCTCGCCGGGCCGGGGGGCATAGTCGGCCCACCACCTCGCGACGACGGCGGCAATGCCCGCCTTCCGCCGGTCTCCTGCGGCTGCATCGGCCTGGCACCGGCGCACGCACTCTGCCTCCGGCGTGGCCAGCACCAGGATCCGCTCGGGGCGCAGGCGATCCGCCCACCATTGCCGGTGATCGGCCCGGGGCTCGGTCAGGATCAGCCATGCGCGCGGCCACCGGTCCCGGGCGCTGGCCCGCATCAGGTCGCCGAGCATGGCGTTCCGCTTGCGCAGCACATCACCGATGCGCCGGTCGCCATCCTCCGCATTGAGGCGGTCAATCCCCAGCACCCGGCGCGTGATCTGCTCGAAGCAGATGACCAAGTCGTCAGGCCCGGCCGCTGCTCTCACCCACGTTGACTTGCCCGCGCCCGGCGGCCCCACGACGATGGTGAGCGGCACATGCACGGGCCGGAACCAATCGGGCCGTGCCATCGGAGCAGGCGATGTCGCCTGCGGCTGCGCGCGCTCCTCACTCTGCTTCACGCTGTCATGGCAGGGCTTGCACAGACACTGCAGGTTGTCTCGATCCCAGAACAGCGCCTCGTCGCCACGATGCGGCTCCTTGTGGTCAGCCACGAGCTGCGACGTGTTTCCCTCGATCCGTCCGCATATGCGGCAGGTGAAGTTCGCTTTGGTCAGGATCTCCCACCGCAGTGACCGCCAGCGGGCGGTGTTATACCACGCACGCCACGGCGAGAACGTCAGGCGAGCCTTCGTCCTGCTGCGGCCTTCACCGCCCGAGAGCGATGCCAGGCGTGCGGGCGCAGAGGCAAGCCGCTGCGGGATCTGCCTGAGCCGCGCCATGTCTGCCTGCCATGATGAGGGTGCCGGAACGAGAAGCGCCCGGGGAGCATCTGCTCTCCGGGCGCCATTCGGTCCGCCTGCAAAATGTCAACGGGGCTAACTTCTGTCAACCCTCTTGTGCGCGCCATGGCGTCATGGGCGGCATGTCCCTGGTCAACGCGATGGTCTCCAGAAGGCCCATCGAGCCGATCTCGTGGCCGAGATGCAGCAGCGCGCCCCACCAGCTGAGCCACTCGCGGCGAGCCGCCGCAATCTGCGCATGGCTTGGCACATAGGTGACGGGACAGGCCTCGATCTTCCGCACGAGCTTCCGCCCGCAATGCTCGATGGTGAACTCCCCGACCACCTCCTTGCGCGCGTGCCTCCCGTGGGGGTTCATATGCCACTCCCGCGGAACGCAACGCGGGCGCGCGTCGGGCATCCAGTCGGGCCGCATGCCGGCGCGCGCGAGGGCGGCGATCTTGACCGCCATCCCGCGCCCGCCATGCTCGGGCGGCAGCGCTGCCACGGCCGAGGCGATCATCTCGGCATCGTCAGCCGGAAGGGAGTGCCCGCCGCCGTCGATGCGGCACCCGATGGCACCCCTTTGCGCCACCAGCCAAGCCGACGAGACGGCCCGGCGATAGCTGTCCGGCGCAGCTTCCTCCGCGAAATCGACGCTGGCGCACTCGGTCTGGAACGCCCAGACGAGCGCGCGCTCGATCGACATCTGCCGCCGCGCCGGCGCCACCATCCGTGCCTGCCGCATATCCACCGCTCGCCCGATCATGCCGCCGTCCCCTCATCGCCCTTCTGCCCCCGCCCAGCATCGACCAGCGCGCGGGCCGCATCCTGATCCCGCAGATATTGCTCGAGCCAGCCCCGATCTTCCGGGTTCGCCGTCTCCCGGTCGATCCGGTCGCGGATGAGCTCGCAGCGCCGGGCATTGTCCTGCGCCTGATCCCGGATCTCTCGCAGGTCCATCGCGAGCGGCGGGCGGGGATGTTTGAGCAGCCACCGATAGAGCTCCACCAGATGCCCGCCCGCTTCCGCCTTCGGCCCCTCGATCGACGCCAGCCAACTCGTCACGATCCGCCGATCCGCCGCGGGCGGCTGCTGAAGCGCCCAAGCGAACTCCCGGATCACCAGCTCGGACGGCCAGACGCCATCCGGGACGCTGTCGATCAGGGTCTCGGCCAGCGTCATGAGGTTGTCGTCGCTCATGTAGGCGAGGCGCTCGCAGATCCGCCCCATCGTCGCCTCATGCACCGCCGCGGACACGCCGCGCTTGCGCGCCATCCCGGCTTGATCGAGCCGATCCACCACCAGCGCCTTCACCCGCGCCCGGTCTTCCGCCTTCGCTCCACTCATGGCCCCGTTCCCTTTCTCAGCATTGCCACGCCTGCCGCGCTCGCTGCCGCCCGATCATCTCACCCCACCAGAAGGAGTGTTTTGTCAGGTTCTGTTTTGTTGGGTCCGGTCCTGTCTTGTCCTGTAGGGCAATAACACTTCCGGGCCTGTTAGATCACAGTTATTAACTGTTAGGCTAACAGTTAATAACAGTTATAACACTGTTAAGTCATTGAAACGTCACGACCTTGGGTCCCCCTCGGGTGGCCTCGAAGGCGGCGCGCACGTTGTCGGAGGTGATGTAGAGATCGCGCTGTATCAGCCATTCCGCGATGAGCGCGACCACGTCCGCACTGTCAGCCGCGCGGGTGCAGTTGATCTCGATGAGCTTCCTTCTGACCCGCGTGCGGGCCATGGCCTTGGCTCCCTCGGTTCGCGCCTGGTCCCGGCCCCGCTTCCGGCGATACATGTCGCGCGCGATGCCCGCGATCATCGGATGGCCGAGGCGGGGATTGTCTCGGGCATCCTCCTGGTTCGCGATATGGGTCTCGCGCCAGCCATAGAGAGCTCCCGCCCGTGCCGCGCGCCAGCCGTCGAGATCCGCTCCGAATCCGGCCAACCGGGCGAGTTCGAGATCGTCATCGGGCAAGGTGCCCGCGGGGTCCTGCCGGAACGCCTCCGCCCACAGGATGAGCGCGGTGCCGATGTCGGCCCGCCGTCCCTCAGCCAGTGCGCGGGCGACGAAGCGCGACGTGAGCAGCCGATTGGTGTAGAGCGGCACCCAGTCGTGGCTTGACAGCGTCTCCCCGAAGGCGAGCGGATATTCCCAGAAGTCGCCGATGACCTCCGTTTCCGCATAGTCACTGGGCATTGCTTCCTCCCCGGCGCCGCTGCTCACGCTGTAGCGCCGTCTTGATGCTGGAATGGTCACGCCGCAGGACGTTGCCGATCTGGGTCAGCGAGAAGCCCTCGCGGCGCGCGATGAAACAGGCGAGATCGCGGGCCTGGACGAGGCCCGGGAACACGCGCGCGCCGGTGATCTCCTGCGGCTCCCAGCCCGTCGCCTCTGCGACCTCGGCGATGATTTCGGTGATCCGCGCGGGATAGCCCCGGGCGCGGATCTCGGCAGCGCGGGCGGCGTCTTCGGGCGTCATGCGGCCCTCGCTTCGACGCGGGAGCGCTTTTTGCCGTGATAGGGCCGGTCCACCATCTCGCGCAGATCCATCGCCGCCCGCGTTTCGGCGGCGGCTGCGGCGAGGCGTTGGTGGAGGCGGAATTCAGCCAGAGGCAGAGCGGTCCATCGGCAGATCCGCCGGCGCCCGAGATTCATCTGCCGGGCGGCCTTCGTGATGGTGTTGTGCGCCACGCCGAAGGCCTTCTCCATGTCGCTGAGGCTCACACCCGCGCGCCACATCTCGGCGAAGTCCTCGGGTGGCACCCAGCGCGCCCATTCGTTGCGCGCCACCGGCCGCGGGCCGAGCCCGCGCAGCTCGGCCCGCTGCTGGACCGCTTGATAGCTGATGCCGAGCTGGCGCCCGATCTCGGAGATGCTGAGGCTCGGGTCCGCCCACAGCCGCCGCAGCTCGGCCTCGCTCGTGATCTTTCCGCGGTGGATCATTGCTCCGGCCTCTTCGCATAGACGAAGACCGAGGTCTGGCGCGCGAGTGCGGCGCGCACCTCGTGCCAGATGCCGAGAGAGCGCGACCAGCCGCGGATGTCGGGCACCACGACCGCGGAGCATGCCTCGAGGATGGGGCGGCACCATTCGGCCCAGAGCTCCGCATCGAGCGGATCGAGCACGGGCCGAGGATAGAGCGTGGCATGCACCGCCACGCCCGAGAGGGCGACGGGCGAAATGGCCGTCACGCCCACCTGCAGCAGCCGCACGATCTCGCGCCCGGCATCGCCCATGGCAGCCGCCGACATGTCTGCCGACCATCGGCCTTCCCGGTCTACGGCCCGCAGGCTGTAGGGCGTGGCGAGATAGACCGGCCGGCCGAGCTTCGCGCGGCGCGCCACCAGCGCCGGGCCGGCGCCGAAATGCAGGAGCCCCGCATCGCGGGCGGGATGAGCGCGGAGCGCGGCCCAGTCCGGGACGCGGGATAGCGGCAAGGGGCGCAGGGGCGCGGTCATTCTGATGCGGCCTCCGGCTGCTCCACATCGATCGACATGGTGATAGCGACCGCGTCACCGTCGCCGAGGATCGAGTTCACGAACGGTAGTCCCGCCTTGGCCGCCATCTCGCCCGCGGCGATGGCGAGCAGCAGCACCTTCGACAGCGCAACCAGCTCGGGCAGGCTCAGCCGGTCGATGTCCTCTTGGTTCATGGTCATCTGCAGGCCTCGGAGGGATCTACGACCAAGGCCACGCCCGCCACGATGGCGGCACACAGCAGAATGGCACCGATCAGGATCAGCCAGTCGACACGGTCCCACTGCGGCGGTCCGCCTGTCGGGTCCGGTTCCTTTACCATCGCGACGTCTCCTCGAATGGTTGCCGGGCGACAGGCGCCAGAAGGAAAAGGCCGGGGGCAGAAGGAGCGAGCGCCCCCGGCTGAGTGGCCGCGACCAAGGCAGGCACGGGCGCGGCGGCAAAACTCATGCGAGGATGGCCCACATCGCGAGCGCATAGACGATCGCAGCCGCGATCAACCACCAGCCGGACCGCAGGCGGGCGTCGTCGTGGTCAGCATCGGCCCACTCGGGCGCGCGAGCGGCGATGGGATGGCGGAGGCAGGAGTGAATTCGGTCAGGCATGGAGGGCTCCTGGTGGGCAATGAGGCGGGGCCGTCGGCAGCATCGCGAAGGTCATCCACAGGCGCTGTGGAGTGCCAAGCCGGCGAACAGCAGGAAGGTGATGAGGGCCATCCGGACGCCCAACCCGAACGCGGCAAACCGGCCGGACGAGCGGCGCTCATCCTCGGCCGCGCCGTCCTGCCGGTAGGATTCACGGGTCTCTTTGCAAGAGGGGTCCTGCGGAAAGTGTTGGGAAAGTTTTCCCAAGCGCTTCCGGGCATGAGCCGCCCAGAAGTCCGCCACCGCACCGAGGTGGATGGCTGCGGTGATTTCGGCCACGAGGACCTTGCGCATGATCGTGATCATTCCTGGGCCCGTAGGGTTGTTGCCGCTTCTGCGGGGAAGTTCTGGTAGGCGAGGCCCACGACGAACCCGCTGGGGGAATGGCTGCCCTCCCACCATTTGCGGGCCGTCGAACCATCGACACCGAAGGCCATGGCCGCGTGCTCGGGACTGTCGAAGTTCTCGCGCACGAAGCGCGACCAGCGCGCCGCGAAGAAGGCGCGATAGGTCATCGCCTCCCGCTTCGCGGAGAACTTTCCGGGGGACTTTCCTGACATGGTTGCTCCATCTTGAACCCGACCAAGGGTTTTCGATGACGAAGCGATTTCATGACGATCGAAGGGGGCGGCGTAGGTCATCACGCTGCCCCCATTTCGGGCCGAAGTATCTCCCAACTGGAATGATGGCCATGGCGGGTGGTCATGCTGCCCCCTTTTCTCGGGCATCATGAACCCGCACGAGATCCTCCGCGGTGACGTGCAGCCCCCGCGCCTGAGCGGCCCTTAGAATGCTGCCATGGTATCCTGCCGGAATAACTCCGCTCAGCGCCCACTTGTGGATGCGCCCAAGGCTCACCGGCCTCGCCGACACAGCAGTAAGATCTCGAGCCATCTCTGGCCTGCTAGGCCAGAGCGCGATGACGTCACGGACAGTGCATAGATCTGACATGGGGTATGCATAATGGAGATTTTCTCCACCAGTCAAGATGGAGAATGAAACCATGGAGGTTTTCTCCGCAGCGCATGATGCTGCGTCTATGAAAAAGCCACGTCTTGAAGCGCTGCTCTCTCCCGAAATGAACCCCGTGCGGGTCGGACTGCGTCTGACAGCGATGCGGGAGACGCTCGGTCTCAGCAAGGCTCAGCTAGCCGACTCTGTGGGCCTAGACCGCAGCGCGCTCACCAGAATTGAGAAGGGCGAAGAGGGTCTGTCGATCACCAAAGCCGCACTCATCGCCGATCTATATGATTTTGGACTGAATTATCTTTACCGAGCGAACGTACAAGACACGCCTTCGAGCTTGAGGCACCAGCTACTGGCCGAGCTTCACAAGCTGCGCTCGCTTACACCCGGCGAGAACGAAATCTAGCGTTTGGCGCCGCGCTTCCGGCCCCCAGGCACAAACCTACTTATGGCGCTGATAGACCACCCTGTCAGGGTGGCGACCAGCAGCACTATGAAATCCCGCAACGAATACCTCAAACGATCACCCCCCCGTCCTTTTTCGACTCATTCTCTCGTTCTCAATCCGTTCTAGCAATGGATTATTTCTCCACTCTTTGATTGACAGTGGAGTTTTTCTCCATATCCTCTCCTCCCATCACCTCCAGATGGGAGACCACCCGTGACCCTCCTGACCTTGGCCCTGACTGGCCTCCTTCTCATCGTCGCCATGGCGCTGGCGGGCGCGCTCGCGTGGCTCATCGGCGCCGATGGCAGCCCCGACGTTGCCGCACAGCGCGCGGCCGTCCACCGCAAGTTTCGGGAGACGCTCGGGCAATGACCGATACCCTTCCTCCCGCCTCTGACGTCGAAGCCGTCGCGCGGAAGATCTCTGACGCGATCCCGGATGGGTTCCCCATGCCGGGCGCCGCCGTGGCCCTTGGCTGCGCCATCATGGTCCACACGCAGGCCGACCAGGTTGCCGCCGTGCGACTGCTCGCCGCCGTGTTGGCCTTCGTGACCACTGCGGATTGCGAGGCGACCACCGAGACGCCGGAGGCTCGGAGCCATTGAAACAGGATCTCCCCCTCTCGCCCCGCGCCCTCAACATGGCTCGCCATCGTGCCGAGCACGCCCCCACGGCCGAGGGCTGCGATACCGCCAGCCGTCTCCTGTCGGATCATGAGCTTGCCATCGCCATGGGCCGCCAGCTGCACCGCGCAGTCCCCCGGCCGACCTTCAGGACCAGCAAGCCCAGCCCGCTCGGGCCGAACCTGACCGCCTTCCTCGTGGGGACACTGGCGCTTTTCGGCTTCCTCTTCGTCGCCACTGTCCTCTGGGCCCACGCCACCGACGTGGCGGCGACCATGCGCGAGCAGGCCGCCGCCATGCGGGGCATGTGACCGCGGCTGCAGCTCGGCCGTCCCGCGCCGGGGCGGCTCCAGGTGCAACCGACGAGGAGCAGATGAACGCCTTTCCAAACCCGAAACCCGCCGCAACCAGGAGGAGCCCGATGGCCACCGGCGAACTGAATTTCCTCGAATTCATCCAGACCTTCCGGCGGGGCGAGCTGCTCGAGCAGGGGGATCAGATGCTCAACGAGCTGGTGGACGCGGTGCAGCTCACCGGCGGCAAGGGCTCTCTCACCATCACGCTGCCCCTGTCCATGAACAAAGCCGGGCAGATCGAATGCACGCCCAAAGTGGACGTGAAGAAGCCGCGGCGCGTGATGGGCTCCGGCATCTACTACGCGACCGATGACGGTCGCCTGACCCGTCGCGATCCCAACCAGTCCGAGATGTTCGACGAGCTCGGCGGCCGTCGCGATCGCGGCGAGTGAAGTTTTTTACCAGGAGACCATGATGGCCAAACCAACCTCAGAACAGACCGTGCTCGGGCCGGAACCCCGAGCCGTGCTGGATGCGGCAATCGACGCCGCCAGGCTCACCAGCCCGATGGTCGAGGCGCCCGACGGGCGCGTCCACCTGCTCGTGCCGCAAGGCTACAACGCGCAGGACATCAGCGACCGCTTCCGCCTGCCGCCCTATGCCCACGCGCAGGTGACGGTCGACGACCGCGCCTCGCTGTCGGCCTATGCGAACCGGTTCCGGGATCATCGCTCGATCATCGTGGCCGACTACGACGCCCTGACCGTGACCGCGCACCTCGACTGGCACCCTCACAACGAGGGGGAAGACCGGGGCGGCTCGGGCAGCCTCAAGCACACCGTCACGCTGAAGCTGCGGCCGAGCGAGGAGTTCGCCCGCTGGGACAAGATGGAAGGCGAGCTGCACTCGCAGGCCGAGTTCGCGGCCTTCCTCGAGGAGAACGCGCCGGACATCGCACATCCGGAGGCCGCGACGATGATCGAGATCTCGCGCGATCTGGAGGCGACCCAGGGGCTCAACTTCAAGTCGTCGACGCGCCTCGAGACGGGCGACCGCGCCTTCCGCTTCGAGACCGAGACGCGGGTCGAGAACAACGTCGTCGTGCCGCGGCAGTTCATGCTCAACATTCCGCTCTTCAACGGCGAGCGCCCGGTCGAGCTGATGGCCGCGTTCCGGTTCCGGCCGAATGCGAATGGCCTCTTCCTCGGCTTCGAATGGCGCCGGGTCGAGCACCAGCGCCGCGCCTACTTCGTCGAGATCGCCACGGCGGCGGCGGAAGAGACTGGCCTGCCCGTATTCATGGGCCGCACGAAGGCGGCCTGACGCCACCCCGCGCGCGGCGGGCAATCCGCGCACCCTCCCTGTTGCAACTCCCCGGCCTCCGGGCCGGGGCCTCTTCCTCCGAGGATACAGGAGCCCCCATGACCCTCATCCCCGCCACCGATCTCCTCCTGCACCAGCTCCATCAGGAGATCCTCCGCCATGCCCGCCGCGAGCGCTGCCGCTGCCTCGGCGCTGACGATTATTGCGCCTGTCAGGGCGCCCGCACGGAGGCCGGCGATGAGCGCGGGTGACATGACGAAGGCGGCGCAGGACGTGCTGTCCGAGCGCGCACGCCAGATCAGCGTCGAAGGATGGACGCCTGAGCACGACGATGAGCACGACGACGGACAGATGGCGCTTGCCGCTGCGACTTTTGCTTGCGCAAGCACCTTCAGCGATGACGATCGTCCGCATATCGAACCCGACTTCTGGCCGTGGGATCGGTCGTGGCTGAAGCTGACCACGCCCCGTCGCGATCTGGTCAAGGCCGGCGCGCTGATCCTCGCCGAGATCGAGCGGCTGGACCGGGCAGAGGCTCGCGCGAATGCTGCGGAGGCCTCCGCATGATCTCAGGAAAGATGACGAAGGAGCAGTTCATCGAGGCCTTCGTGGCGCGGTGTGTCTCGGTCGCGGGCCCGACCTTCGACGATGGCTCGTCGATCGCCGATTACGCCCGCGAGGTGGCGCCCAGCTACTGGGCCGATGACCACCAGCGCGAGGACGGCCCAGAAGCCTGCGCCGACGCCGACATGTCGTACTGGGGCGAGGACTGACCATGCTCGACCATGACCAGATCGACACCTTCAGGCGCGAGGAGATCCTCTCCGCCTGGGCCGACGCCATCGCTGCCGTGTCCCCGCATCTGCCGGGCGGCGAGGCCATGCCCGCGGACCGGATGGGCATCGCCCGGCGGATCGCGCAGCGCCTCGGCTGTACGACCGGGCGCGTGTTCGAGGTGGTGGGGGCAGAGCATGGCTGAGACCAGCACCATCGAATGGACGGACGCGACCTGGAACCCGATCACGGGCTGCACGCTCGCCTCGCCCGGCTGCCAGCACTGCTATGCCGCGGATCTGGCCGCCACTCGTCTCTCCCAGCACCCGAGCCGGGCGGGGTTGACCCGGCGCAACGCGGCCGGGGTCGCCGCCTGGACGGGCGAGGTCCGGTTTAACGTGCAATGGTTGGACTCGCCGCTGCGCTGGAAGCGCCCGCGCAGGATCTTCGTCTGCGCCCATGCCGACCTGTTCCACGAGGCGGTGCCGGACGAGTGGATCGACCGGGTGTTCGCGGTCATGGCGCTGGCCCCGCAGCACACGTTTCAGGTGCTGACCAAGCGGGCGGCGCGGATGCGGGAGTATGTGACCCAGGTGCAGGCGCGAATTTACTGGCGAGACTTGGCTGTCGTCGCCCGGAAGGGCCGCGTGGGACTGGTCGCAGATGTGGCCTTCCTGCGGGACCATGACCTCGGCCCCCTCCCGAATGTCTGGCTTGGCGTCTCGGCCGAGGATCAGCAGCGGGCGGATGAGCGGATCCCGGACCTGCTCGCCACGCCCGCTGCGGTGCGGTTCGGTTCATTTGAACCGCTGCTAGGACCGCTGGAGCTGACGCGGATTAAGCCGAAGATCTTCGCGGCTACGGTGAATGCCCTCACTGGACGCTGGCAGTGGGATGCAGGGCCGACCCGCAAGGAGAGCGCGGCTCTTGACTGGATCATCGTCGGTGGCGAGAGCGGGCGCCACGCGCGGCCGATGCACCCAGATTGGGCCCGGTCTCTGCGGGATCAGGCGCAGGCCGCCGATGTGCCGTTCCTGTTCAAGCAATGGGGAGAGTGGGCGCGGGCAGACAAGCTGCTCCCCCGGCATCCGGGCGACGTGACCTATTGGCCGGACGGCTCGATCGGCGCCGGAAACGCGAACGACAATGGCGGCCCGGGCTGGTCTCTCCGGCGTGTCGGCAAGCGGGCCGCCGGCCGCCTCCTCGACGGGCGCACCTGGGACGAGATGCCGGAGGTGGCCCATGGCTGACCGGCCCATCATCTTCTCGGCTCCGATGGTGCGCGCTTTGCTCAACGGGCAGAAGTCGCAGACGCGGCGGGTCCTCAAGAAACGCGCGGCCATGAATGCGCTGGCCGTGTTCGGCCCCTCGTTCCTCCTGCTGCCGGGCAATATCGATCTTGTCGGCTGCGCCCCCGGAGATCGTCTCTGGGTGCGCGAAGCGTGGACCGCGCGCATGGAGCACGGCTGGACCATCGCCGATGCTAGGTCGCGAATGTTCCGGGAGGAGATCCTGTATCGGGCGGATGGCGACGATGGCGAGGGCTGGTGGCCGTCCATCCGTATGCCGCGTGAGTTCTCGCGCACGACCCTGATCGTGACCGGGGTCCGCGTCGAGCGGCTGCAGGACATCAGCGGCGAAGACTGCGCTGCCGAGGGCGCGTGCGAATTTGCCTTGATGCCACCGACCGACGAAGAAGCAGCCGAGGGGCGCGACGTTTTCCGCGACCTCTGGAACAGCCTGCACGGCCCCGAGGCGTGGGACGCGAACCCGTGGGTGGCCGCGATCAGCTTCACTGTCCACCGCAGCAACATTGACGCGATGGAGACCGCCAGTGCCTGACGACATCGACGACATCGACGACATCGAACCGCAGCCCTGCAAAGGGTCCCGCGCGATTGCCGAGGAGACGATCGATACCTGCCCCGATTTCGAGACGGCGCTGGGGGTTCTGCTCTTCGCCGCCGCGCTGACGGCGCAGGTGGGCGGCCTCTCACTGGAGAAGGCGGCGGCCGAGCTGCTGCGGCTTGAGAAGCCGGCGGCAACGCTCGCACCCACCATGCGCTATGGCGCCCAGGCAGAGCGGAGGCCGTGCTGATGACTGACGCCCTCCGCATTACCACCGAGGACCGGGCCATGTGGCTCCGCCAGCAGCTCGATAGCCTCCCGAACCTCTCAGGAGATTACGGCTCCCAAGACTGGCGCGCTGCCTGGGAGGCGCGCCGAGCGGCCACCCAAGCCCTGGCGGCCCGGATCCGCGAGTTGCCGGACAAGCCGACCGTCCGCGAGGCCCACGACAAGACCACCATTCGCATGTGCGGGATCAGCAGCAGCTCGACCACCGGCCTGGTGGGCGCCTGCCAGAACTGGCTCCGCGCTCATAGCACCAGGAGCGCACGATGAAGAACAAGCTGTCCGATCTGAACAATCACCTGTTTGCGCAACTGGAACGCCTGTCTGAGGATGGCCTGTCCGAGGAGCGGATCGAGCAGGAGGCGAAGCGGGCCGAGGCCATCGTCTCGGTTGCCGACCAGATCACCAAGAACGCCGAGCTGCAGCTGAAAGCCGCCAAGCTCTTTGCGGACCATGGCGCGCAGATCCTGCCGATGCTGCCGCAGATCGGGAAGTCGTCGGAATGAAGGGGCGCGCGATCGAATACCTGCCGGAGGAGCTGGCGTGGGTGGAGGCAAACAAGACGCTGCCCCGCGAGCAGATGTGGCGCCGGTTCTGTTTCCTGTTCCAGCGCCAGGATGTCTCGAAGACGCACCTTGCCGCGCTGTGCAAGCGCAACGGCTGGCTAACCGGCCGGACCGGGTGCTTTGAGAAGGGACAGGTGCCGCTGAACAAGGGCAAGACGATGCCCTTCCACCCGAACAGCGCCGCCACTCGCTTCAAGAAGGGCCAGCGCCCCGTGAACAAACTGGACATTGGGGCCGAGTCCATCGACCGCGACGGCTATGTGAAGATCTGCGTGGCCGAGCCGAACCCGTGGACGGGCGCACCCACGCGCATGGCGTTCAAGCACCGCTGGCTGTGGGAGAAGGCAAACGGGCCCGTGCCTGAGGGCCATGCGTTGAAGTGCCTCGACGGGGACAAGCGGAACTGCGACCCATCGAACTGGGAGGCGGTCCCGAGAGGACTTCTGCCGCGTCTGAGTGGGCGCTGGCGCATGCCTTATGACAGCGCGCCGGCAGAACTCAAGCCGACGCTACTGGCGATCGCGAAGCTCGAGCACGCGGCGAGAGGGCGTCGGAAAGGACCGGTCGGGATATGAGCGAGGCGCGCCCCTTCACCCCCGAAACCCTCGCGGAGCGCTGGGGATGCTCCGCCGAGACCATCAGGCAGTTGGCAGCACGCGGTGAGCTGAGCCACTTTCGGGTCGGGCGGATGATCCGAATCCCCGCCGCAGCTGTTCAGGAGATTGAGGCATGTCAGATTTCAGCGTCCAGCGGTTCCGAGGAGGCTTTGCAGCCGTCTGGAACGATGGAGGAGGCCGCCGCCGCTACAAGCTCTCGGCCACGAGCCGCCCCGCGGCCGAGGCTGAAGCTCGTGACCTCTTCGCGCGGTCGCAATCCCCGGCGGCTGGGCTGACCGTCTCGGACCTCTGGTCGGCCTATCGACACGATCGAGCCGGGCGCCGGATCGACGATCACATGGGCATGACCGGCAAGGCGATCCTGCCCGAGTTCGGCCACCTGCGGCCCGACCAGATCACCACCGATGACTGCCGGGCTTACATCGCCCGACGGCGCGAGGCGGGGCGGAGCGAATGGACCATCCACACCGAGATGGGCCACCTCCGAATCGTGGTGAAATGGGCCGAGGACACCGGGCGGATCGACCGCGCGCCGAAGATCGAGCGCAACGCCTTGCCGGCGCCGGCAGACCGATGGCTAACAGAGGCCGAGGTGGCCCGACTGCTCGCGGCCGAGTGCGATCCGCACATCAAGCTGGCGATCCACCTGATGCTTGCCACGGCCGGGCGCGTGGGCGCGATCCTCGAACTCACCTGGGACCGGGTCTATTTCGACCGCGGGCAGATCGACCTGCGGGCGTCTGCGGACGGCCCACGGAAGGGCAGGGCAGTGGTGCCGATCAACGGCACGCTGCGCGCGGCTCTTCTGTCCGCCAAGGTGGCGGCCTTATCGGATTTCGTGGTGGAATATGCTGGGCGCCAGGTTCGATCGATCCGCAACGGCTTCGCGACCGCCGTCCAGAACGCGGGGCTGACCGATGTGACCCCGCATGTGCTCCGGCACACGGCGGCCGTTCACATGGCAGCGGCAGGCATCCCGATGCAGAAGATCGCGCAATTCCTCGGCCACACGAACACGGCCATCACCGAGCGGACCTATGCCAGATTCTCGCCTGAGCACCTGACGGATGCGGCGGCAGCGGTGGACTTCGGGCGGCTCCACAAGGTTCAGTGA